ATGACTTTGAAAATGTATAAATATATACCATTAAACGCATAGTAAAATAGCTATTCTTTTAATTGGTAGTCAAATACACTTACTTGAAAACGAGCAATGGATTTTAACCGAATACGCCAAAGAAATGTATATTTTGATTGAAGAACATTTACTCAGTTTTCCCGGCGAAATTTTCGAAGAAGAAAACTAAAAAACAAAACGATAAAATATAATATTACTCTTTAAGGATTTCAAGAAGTTATGATTAGGAATATCATTAAAGACGATCGTGTTCACTTCTTTGTAGATTATGATCCTGAATTTGTAGTCAGGGCTAAAAAGGTAAGTGGCATCTGGAATTCATTTGAAAAATCATGGTCATTTAGTTTAAAAAATTATGAAGAAGTCAAACAAATTTTAAGAGAGATATATGGCGAAGAAGGGGAAGGTCTGACCTAATTTGTTAATATAAAAATACTGGCCAAAGAAAAAATTATATCTTACGACAAAGGAGGAATTAAGATCAAAGGTAGATTAATCGCACATTCCAATAATAAAGATACCGGTGCAAAACTTGGGAGAACTGTATAGATGATTTTCCTAAACTTTTGATAGATCAAATAGACGATAGAATCGAATTGTTGGAATGGGTGCCAAGCCAAGAAAAATTTTACTATTTATCCAAAGCGGATCTACTGAGTGAAAAAGAAAGACTTCTGAAAAGATTAGAAGCATTAGAAAAATTAATAGAAGAAACAAAATAAAATAGGAAAACAAAATGAACGTTGAAAAAATTAAAATACGAACTTTAACCGAAACTTCTAAAGAGTTTTTAAGATTAGCTATCAAAAATAACGTTTTAAATCCGGAAGATCCTATAATTATTTAGTTCCTGGACAACCCACGTCTAAAATCAAATTTGCACATGAACAAATAAAAAAACGTAGGATTGATTTAAAAAGCATATTAAGAAGTTCAGAAACTTCCAACGCCAATACTTTTTTACATGCTTTGGGTTATTATTTTGTAGGTTACCAATATGGAGGCCCAACGCATAATTTTGAAGTTTTGATTTGGAAAAACGAACTAAACGAAGAAATTATAAAATATTCTAATACCGATTATTATTTTAAGAAAAAAGAAATAAAAACAGAAGCAGACATAGAAGTATATTTTTTAAGTTACGACTTTGTAAACGGGCAAAACATTAGAGTTTTTAAACTTGGTAATAAAGAAGATCAATATAGAGCAAGTAAATGTTTCGACATTATCGATAGTTTTAAAAGTTAGAATTATTTATACAAAACTTTTAAAATTTATAAGAAATTCCGGTTCTTTAGAATAATGCTGTCTCCATGTTTTTTTGAAATTCAGGAAATTTCAGGAAATTTCAGGTCAAATTTGACCCCCAAAAATAGACCAAAAAGTTGTAATTTTGCTTATTTTTGGTGGTATATATCCTTTCTTTATAATATCTTAATATTACTTTAAAATTAACCCACGTTAATTTTTTATATTGTAACTATAGTTTAAAGTTGATTAGAGTCTTACAAATTTACAAAAGAAATTTCTTTTGCTAGTTTATTGAATATAACTTGAAAAGAATATTTTTCATTTTTTGGATTGTGATAAAGAAATTCGGAACTTCCGAATTTTATTTCTGAAAACTCTTTTCCACGATCAGCACATAACTTTTTCCAGATTATTTCCTTTTTTTCTTCCGAAAAAAATCTTCCTAATCTAATACTTCCGATTCCTGATTGGTATTGACCATTTACACTAATTTTAGTAGAAAAATAATTGTATTGTTCGTTTTTTGCGTCGTATTTTTTATTTTGGTACTTATTTGTAATTTCATTTACCTCTTGTTCTGTTGGTCCATCTTTCCAAGTAACAGAACAATCACTAAATTTATCTTTACGAACATTAAATTTAACCCCAGGAAAAGCTTTTTGAAGATCTAAGCGAATTAATTTATTTGTCTCTATCGAACTCAAATAAGGTAAATTATTTTCAAGGTTTTGTGAAATTATTCTTATCATTGTAAACTCCTTAGTATAAATTTACTAATATAAATAAAGTATAACATTATGGTTTTCATATGACAACCATAATGTTTGTTTTTTTTAAATTATTTAAGCAAACTTACTTTCTTTCAATCTATTATTAAATTATGTTTTTCAAATTAAATTATAAAAATTTCTCAAAAATTATTAAAAAAATCCTTGCAAATTTGCGAGGATTTTTTATACTGAAATAACAAACGGTTTGAAACCGGGGAGGGATAAATGATTCAATTTACTCAAAGAGGTCCAAAGGTAAACGGTGTACAATATAAAGCTACTTATCAAAAATACAAAGATATGGAAGGAAAAGAATATATCCAGATCTACAGTCGAAATTATGGTAGCTTTTATTTCCCGGAGGAAATTCGCGCACAGTTTCAAGTCGAAAACCGGACAGATTCAATGACTGACTATTTTGAGATGGATCGTTTCAACGTGTGCCAGGAGCACGAATTATTCCCAAAAGTGAAAGCAACGTTGGAAGCGATTAATGCCTCGTATAACAAAAGGAAGGAAAAGAAAAAATCAGAACGGCATTTACCTAAAGTTTCTCGATGTAAGAGCCCTAAGCCTTTTCATCATGAATATGTTTCTAAAATTAGATTCCCTGAGTTAGGTAAAATCGTTTATCTTTCTTGTGTTCTTAAAAAACAGGAAGCAATAAAAGCGGCGCAAGCTGTTTTAATGCTCACTGAAAACGCAAATTTTAAAATAGTTGTATGCTAAGATGATAATAACTGAAGATACAACAGAAATTTACAAAAGAATATCGATCCCGGAAATAGTAAGTCACCGGGATCAGATCTTCAGGAACTTTTCGATTCTATTTCTAAAGTTTATGATATGATCGTTTTAAGTTGAATCGTATTCGCGGAATAGATATTGATTTTTATTTTCCGAGTCAAGGTAAGCGAACTCATTTTAATCCAAACGAAACGAACGACCTTAAAGAAAAGATAAGAAGTCAAATTGATCATAACATTTGGAAATTACTTGCGGAAGAAACTGGTTTATACGACTTGATGGATGAGCAGGCTAAGGATAATTTTAATTGTGAGCTTGAGAAGAACCCGCCGCATGTTACGAACGGGAATATTCTTGCAACTTTTGAACGTCTTGAATCTGAAAAAGAAAATATTTTCGAAAGAGGTCTAATAAACGTATTTAAAAACCTCGATTGTAAATATGTTTCGAATGACTCATTCAAAGTTACCAAGAAAATCATAATTTCAAATTATCGTGGATTTTCGAGCAAGGATAGTGTTCGTGACATTGAGCGAATCAATAAAATAATAGCGAGAAGTGCCGGGTATCGAGTTCCAGAAAAAAATAATAATTGCATTTAAAAAATTCTTTCAATAGAGTCCAATTTTAAAATATTAAAAGTGATAATACATGATTGTCACTTATTTTATATTAATTTAAGAAGTCGGTCAAATCTCAGATTCTAAAATTGGACGATTCGATGAAAATTAAATCATACAAAGAGGCTGAACTTATTAAAGCAGCCTTAACAAAATTCCATTTAAATAAAATTCAAAAAGCAGTTAATAAATTCGGATATGCTGGGCTGTCGAGAAAGTTGAGTGAGGCGGGTTTTGAAAAGTGTTCTGATACGAGAATTCTTAGCGTACTAAGTCGTGAATCACTTACTGGGGCTGAAAAGTTGTCGCTAGAAATTAAATCTACTCTTTATCCTGATTTAGAATAAAGTGGAAGAAATGATGGAGTAATTTACATTAGAAGTACTGAAAGAATTAAATTCTTTAATAAAATAACCATAAAATCAAATTCCTGAAGTTGACTATTCTCGGCTCAAAGAGATCCCATGATATAGAGCTAGAAGGTGTTGCGGATTACAGAGAGAAGTTGTCAAAGGTGAAATAACAATTGGATGCCGATCGGAGGACTGTTAAATGAAAGATGTCGAAATTTTAAAGGAAGTTCAGCATTCGAAATTGGTAAAGTATGAATAGGTACGCTTAATGAACAAATGTTCATTTTTGATACATAATCTTCATTATCGGAAGTTGCCTGTTGCATCACGGAATCCGGCTCCAATAACCTCGCAGTTTCGTTTTTAATTTATAAAATTTAGCCCATTTTCATCCAGCCATTTTGACAAATTATCAAAGTTTGGCCGTCTGCTCTTGCGATAACGAAGCGGCAGAGGAATATTTTTTCGTAAACTTTTGAGCTTATCAGTAATCTGACTCTCAGTTTTTTTGAAATACTTACACAATAACTCTGTGTCTTTTTTCTGAAAAACAAATTCTATTAAATCTTTTTCTTCTGTTTCAGTCCAGATTTTCATTCCGATACGGTTCGATTAAGTATTCTTAATATCGACCCATGTTGGAATTTTTGGCAAAGATAAAAAATTAAAAAAATCTAATTTTCTTTTAATAATATCATAAAACAATCGAAACTCGATACGCTGATCAAATTAGCAATTTCAATGTGGTTCGATTTAAAATTTGACATTGACTATACTTTACCTGGATAAAGAAACATTAAAAAAAATTGAAGCAGCAGCAAAAAAGGAAAAAATCTCAATTTCTCAATGGGTTAGAGTAAAAATACAAAGTTCACTTGAAAATATTTGGCCTGAAAATTATTTCCAGCTTTTTGGTTCGATTCAAGATCAATCTTTTTCAGAACCTAAGAAATTAAAATTTAAAGCAGACTTAAAAAGAGAGAATTTATGAATTACTTTCTCGATACGAATGTTTATATTTATTTTTTATAAGTAAAAAAATAGATCATCATTTCGGATTCATAATATATTCATATTATTATAAAAAAGTATTATTAAAAGTTTGTCCCAAAACCTCAATGAAAATTACGTGATAAAATTTTAGAAATGTTAAATTAAATGTAGTAGTACCTGCATTTTGAAACAATTTCTAAAAGGAACGATAGGAGTTAATTTCTGTTCTAAAATACATTTAGCTATAATAGAAAATAGAATCGATTATCGGAAGTTGCTTATCAAGTATTCTATTCATGCGTCCGAGTATTAAACAATAGAATTGAACTATTGTTTAATATGTAATATTTCTTTGTTTTCTTTATACGTCAGTTATCAATTTTATTATTGAAATATTTTCACAGTTTTATCATATTCGCATATTTAGAAAAACTAAATGAAAGAATTATGAAAAAATCAATACTTATAATAGTAATTATGTATGCGTGTAATACTTCGATTCGCAAACCAACTGAACCAATTCATTTAGATGAACTTGATAAAGCTGCAAGAGATTTAAAAGAACAATTATTATCAAATTATCAAAAGAGTATAAAAAAATCTTTAGCTATTGCATCTTTTGTTAGGAATGATATAAATAAATTTCAAACTAAATATTACTCTGTTACTCCTAAATTAGGAATATATTTAGCGAATGCTTTGCAAAATGAAATGTTTCAACCTCAAAAATTTGATCTTGTAGAAAGACAAAGAATTGATAGTATCTTAGATGAAATTTCTTATGGAAAAATTGGATTGGCTGATGAAAATACGTTAGAAAGTATTAAATTGTCAGGTGCAGAACTTCTAGTATTAGGAATTATTCAGAAGCGGAATAATTCAATTCGTTTTGACGCAAGAATTGTCAATATTGCCGATGGAAAAATATTATCTGTTGCGACTTCAGTCATTGCTGTAACACCTTATATACTAAAACTATATGATGATTATCCAAATAATAAAAAAGAATACACAGGAGTTATACAGGCAAGAAAAGAATGGCAATTATTGAATACATATATTGAACCAAATTCGTTAGTTATTCTAGAAGCAGAAGGAGATTGGTCAATGACAAATAATAGGCATTCGTTTGGTGCATTAGGTCTAAAAGAAAATCCGTCAGAATGGGGAGATTATCGCCTTTATGATTCATTAAATCACGGACAATTAATTTGTAGAATCAATACTAAACAAGATTTTCTTTTTTCATTAGGTGAGTATCAATTTACTTTAGGAGGTTTTCCTGAGTGTCGTATCAATGACACAGATTTAGATAATAATACTGGCTCTCTTAAAGTTACAATACATCATCAAAGTATTTCAAAATAACAATAAAATTAAAATTCACGATATTACAGTTTAACTCTATGATTAGTTTAATGATCTATAATGAATCTTTTTTAGACATGATCGTTCAAGCTAAGTTCGGTTTATGAAATATTTTTATTTAAAATACATTATTATATATGAAATAGTTTTTGAAACTGTTAAATGTATTAAAGCTATAAATTCTTTGGATAATTTTATAAATCGTTATTTATACTTACATTTTGGTAAGAAAATTAGTAAAATTTTTTATTCGAAAATATTAAAACTAATAAGTATTTGTCTGCTTTTGCCATACAATTTAAAAATATTATGAGTATATCTGCTTTAATTACTCCAGAAGTCCTTAAATGGGCAAGAACATCTGCAAAATATTCTATTGAAGAAGTTGCCCAAATTCAAGGATTTACTAAAGAGAAATTGATTCGATGGGAATCTGGTGAGAGTCGTCCAACTGTTAAACAGTTGGAAAAACTTGCAAAACAATATAATAGACCCATTTCTGTTTTCTATTTACCAAAACCACCCTATGATTTTACTCCGTTACGCGATTTCAGGAAAGGTGAAAATTATAAAAATTCACAAGCTCTGTTATATATTATAAGAGAAATTACAGAAAAACAAAAATGGATGAGTTCTTTTCTTCAATCTATTGGCCATAACTCGTTACCTTTTGTAGGGAAATTTAATATCAATTCTGAATATAAAGAAGTAGCTAATTACATTAAAGAATATTTTGGATTTCAAGATTTTAATTGGAAAAATAATTTGCAAGAAGTAATGTTTGCACTTGAAAGTAAAGGTTTATTTATAAGTAGATCAAGTAATTTTCATTCTAAAATGATTCTGAATGTTGAAGAAGTAAGAGGTTTGGCCATTGTTGATAAATATGCTCCTTTTATATTTATTAATTCAAGAGATGCTCCAGTTGCACAGCTATTTACTCTCTTCCATGAAGTAGCACATATTTCTATTGATTCAGAAGGTATATCTAATATTGATAGTATTGATTATCAATCAGATTTAGAAAATAAATATGATAAAGCTGAAATATTATGTAACAGAATAGCTTCTGAAATACTAATACCAGAAGAAGAAGTTAAAAACCAAATTAAATTAATTTCTAAAGTAGATAATAATTTTATTGATCAATATTCTAATTCAAAAGGAATAAGTAGGTTAGCTGTTGCTACTAAGTTAATGAATTTGAAATATATCTCGAAGGAAACTTATAATTCCTTAATAAAAAAGTATAGAATAGAATATGAAAACAGTTTAAAAAAGACTAACAGTGAAGATAAAAAAAGAAAACCGAATTGGTATTACTTACAAAGAAGCAGAAATAGTATTAATTTTTCTAAAATTGTTATGAGTGGATTTTACGTAGGAAATATTTCAGGTGTCGAGGCTAGCTCTTTACTTGGTGTAAAAGTAAGCAATTTTAAAAAATATATTAAATACTTATCATAAGGAATAGATATGAAATATTGTTTAGATACGAATTTTTTTATTCAAGCATGGAATTTTTATTATTCTCCTGATTTTTGTAATCAATATTGGGAAATAATTGAAGGCCTTGGGCGTAAAGGAATTGTTTTTATTCCCCAAGCAGTTAAAGACGAAATTGATAAGATTGATGATACTTTAAAAAATTGGTTAAATACAAAAAAATATTTTATCAGACCAATTGATGAAAATGTACAGGTTCATTTGAGATCCATTTATGAAAAAGACCCTTTACACGAAAGACTTGTTGATTCAAGTAAAGGTCGCTCAATAGCTGATCCTTGGGTGATTGCCCATGCAATGTCTGAAGATGCTGTAGTTGTTACAAAAGAAGAAAAAATTATGGATTCAAAAAGTACAAAAATAAAAATTCCTAATGTTTGTGATACAATGGGTGTTAAATGGATGAATGATTTTGATTTTATAAGGGAACATAAAATTCAATTTAATTGTATAATTCCTTAATTTAAGAAGATTAGTCAATATATTTCAGAAGAACACAGTTAGGTGAATTTGTTACTACACAATAAAATTTATCGAAACAATCAATAAAAGCCCAAGGTTATAATATTAAATTTGTATTGTATAACATAAACTTCAAATTATACTTTGAATAGATATGACTAAATGAAATTTTTAATACTATTCAATATTGTTAATTATCAACCAGCTAAATAAACAAGGTCTCTGAGAGTAAAATCACTGTGAAGAAAGCCTATTCCATAAGTGGAGTATAGCAGAACTATTTATTCTTGAGAAGTAATTGAATCAATACTGAATATCAGTCAATAGTATCTTTTCATCTGAAAATCTCTACTCTCTCACAATAAAAAGAAAAATAACCAAAAGAAGTAATCCAAAAAACACCAACCTAAAACACTTCCGAGTGTAGTATATAAAAGGATGAGTTTAAATATTTGTAAATTAAACATAAGGTTCGGTTAGGAAGATAAGGCAAGATCCGAAAAAAGAGTCTCTACTTTTTCTTTTTGGGCTTTAGAGATTCTAGATTTAGCAAGTTTGAAATAACCTTTGTCTTTTTCGATCCCTATGAATTTCCTCTCGGTCTTAACACAAGAAACACCGGTCGTACCCGAACCCATACAGTGGTCTAAAACCGTATCAAACTTGTTGGTATAGGAAAGGATTAAAAAATTTAATAAAGAAACCGGTTTTTGAGTCGGGTGCATTCCTTTACTAGATTCGCTTGGAAAACAAAGAACGGAATCAGGGTATCTAGTACCGTCTTCTAAATATTGATAGTTTAAAAGTTTTGTTCCTTTGATATTAATAAAATTTGCCGTTTGAAGAGAGTGTTTACCTTTTACGTGAAATTTTGGATCGATACTATATTTTTGAGGATTGTAAGTAGGAAGTTTTTTGTAAAAAACAAGTATATTTTCGTGGGAACGATTGGGCATGATTTTAGCACTCATAAAACCTGTAGCTTTAGTCTTGTACCAAATCAGTTCGTATCTAAAAAGTCTCGGATTACTTTGAATGATTTGAGTCGTAAAAGGTTGGTTACCTGTAAAAATAACGACTCCGTTATCTATTAGAATTCGATTGTATTCTTTCCAAAGATTTTCTAAAGATAAAATCTGATCCCATTTACAAACGGTTTTACCATACGGAAGATCCGAAAAAATTAAATGAACCGATTTGTCTCCTATCTTAGGAAGGACTTTAAAACAATCCCTGTTATATAGTCGAATATCCAAATTTAAAACTCTATTTAAAAAGAAATCCCGATTAAAAACCCGATACAGACTGAAATTAAAACAGTGGAAAGAGTGACTTTTAACCTTTGAAAAAAAGTAGGAGCGTAGATGACTTCTTCGAAATCACGACAAAAATACTCAGACCAACAGATTCGTTTTTTTAAACGTACATACTCACCTTCCCTATTTTTTGAAAGGATAGTGACGGTAGCTTTGGAGGATTCAATTTTTTGCCAATTAGAGTGAAGTTTCTCAAGACATAAAAACCAAGAAGACCCTTTAACTTCGGAACAACCGGTATCATGAGAAGGGTTTAGATTCGTTTGAGTAGGAACACTTCCAAACGTAGAACAATTACATAGAAGAAATAGAATATAAAGAAAAAGAAAACGTTTCATTTCTTTTTACTTTCCCTATCTTTAGAATCTAAAATATCACAAGTTTTTTCAATTTCCTTGGGCGTATGATTAGCATAACAAACGAGTTTTAAACGGTCCTTAGAATAATCAACATCCTTGACGTCCTCAAAACTTTCATGATTTTGAATCAATCGTATTTCTAAATGGTTGATTTTAAAAAAAGAAACGATCAGAACAAATATTATAATTCTGGAAATAAGAAAAGATTTGTGTTGAGTGATTAAATTTTTTAAACGGAATAGAAAGTTTTTCATAGTAACCTCATAAAATTTTAATTTAAAAGATTACGTTTATTTGTTATTTTAAAAAAGGATTAAGAATTACCTCCTCCACGCGCTTTAGAAATAAAATCACCTAAAGACCTTAAGATTTCACCCGATTTAAACCAGGACATTAAAACGATACCCGAAGTTAAAAAAAGACCGTGAACACTTACTTTTCCGAACCCTTCCGAAATTTTCTCATCCGGAAAAAATCTTAAAAGAAAAAGACCTAAAAGTAAAAAAAATAGACCTAAGAAAAAAGCCTGGTTTGATTTTCGAAAAGGATTTTTTTTAACGATAACCGTATGTTCTAAAATTTGATCCTTATCTTTAGTATTTAAAGTATTAGGATGGGTTTCTAAAATTTCTTTTGTTTTTAGTTTTTGTTTCATAAAATAATACCGTTATATTAGTAAATCCTTAACCGATTCTTGATTTAAAACCGCGTAACAAAATCCTTTAAAATTTTGATCCTTTTTCTTTCTTATATATGTGGCTCCTTTAAAAATAGAAATGAGTTCTATCCATTCCGGATCATTCCAAGAAGCTTTAGTGACTGTACAACCAAGAGAAGAAATACCGACCGATTCACTATTTGAATTACGAGAGTGTATATTTAAACCAACCTGATCTAAAAAGATAGGGTCTAAATCGTTCCAGATATGATCGTTATTTACATCCCTTCTAAAAAAAAAGGGAGAAGCTTGTACTAAGGATTCATGACCTTTATGAATCCCCAGTTTTACCAAATAAAGACCTTCTTCGGTTCTAGCTTCCCCGTTTGTGACACCGTATTTTAAAAGTGTTTCTTTAGAAACAAACCCCGGATCAGCCGTAACTACCCTACTTCCCCAGGACATACCACCCGGAAAAATATTAAAAAGTAGATCGTTAAAACGATCAAAAGTGTTCTCGTTTAAAATCACGTTATTGTCTAAAACACTGATCCCACGTACTCCGATTAAAACATGATCTAGATTAAAATCGATTTTGTATTTGGAATTTTTGAATTTAGATTTGGTAAGTTCGATTAGCTCTAAAATAAATTTATCATATCTCACAAAAAAGAAGATAGAACCTAAACTACAATATCGGATTAAAAAAAATGAAATGAAATTTTTAGATTTTTATTAACCTAAAGCACCAAAAGAAATACCTGTATAACGAAGCTTACTCACCTTCCACCAATCTTTGAGTTCGTTCGAAAGTTGTTTGATCCTGGCCCCAAAAAAAGCATTTTCAGCGGACATAGTAGTTCCGATCGACTCTGAAATAACTCCTACAGAAGTAGAATAGTTAGAGATTCCTCCAATGATACCTTCACCATAAGAAGACAGAACACAGATTAAAAAGTATTTTAAAATTTGATCCTTTAGTTCTCTGGGAACTCTGGACGCGTGATCGTAGCCTGAAGTATAATCCACTTGATAAGCACCTGGAAGATTTGAAATATTTTGACTTAAAGCACGATAACCTTGAATCCCAATTTGAGGAGTAAAACCACTATTACCAAAAGGAACTCGTGTATAGACAGCCCGTAAAATTCCTGTTTTAAATTGTATATTTGCTTTTTCTGTTAGATTTAAAATCGTAGAACCGTTATAAGGAAAGGTCAAAACCCATCTATGTAATCTACAGATATTTTTTCTTCTGAGTTTAAGAAAAAAATTTTCACTCTTAAAAGGATCAAAGTCATAAGTATCGTCCCATTCTGCATAGCCTTCAATTCTACCCGTTTTAGGTTCTAAATCCTCTCTCCCCTTTTGACCCGGTAGAGGTCTTGCACGAAATAACCTAGGATAAATATCCCAATCGATTTCTTGAGCAAAAGCTAGTACGGTTTGATCCACCCAGTTTTTAAGCTGAAAATCTTCTAGTTGAGTTCCACGAGTTGTTATTAAGGTCTCGTTACCAAAAAGCATAATCCGTCTAAGTTCGTCCGGATGAATCAGACAACCCCAACCGGGAAGGGGTGTATTTGATTTTTCAAGTTCGGGATAAATCTTAGCGGAAAGGTCGTGGTATTCGTAGTCTTCGGATTGTTTGTTTAAATCCCCACCGTAACTCATAATCTATTTATTAGAATATAATAAATATTTAAATATCGGAATGGATTTTTGATTTTGCGATTTGAAGCTGTTCTATCGGTATCGAGTAGGTTTTACCGGAAGCAAATTCACACAGGACGGTTTTACCGTCTTTTGTGACTTCTTTTACTTTAGCAAGCATCCCACCTACGTTTACTTTGTTTTTTGCGTAAATCCTCATGATCAGACCAGGTTTAGGTATTTGTGGACCGCTTCCGTAAGTTTTTCTTTGTTCTCTTACTTCTTCCTCGAATTTTTGGTGCCGAATTTCTCTTTGTTTAGCTTCTATTTTTTCTTTTTGGGTAAATTCTTTTTGATAATTGATTTTATTTCGGTCGTGTTTTGCTTGATCGATTCTTTTTTCGCGTGGATTTCTAAAATCCTCGTTTGTCCTAGTATTTCTAAAGGCCATATAGTCACCCGATTTACCGTGAACGACTACCTTTTTTTTGACTAACGCATTTGAGTTTAACATAAGAATCAGTGAGAAGAAAGACTGGAGTTGATCCAAAAACCGGAAAACTCAATCACTCCCGTAAAACTGATTTCGTTTGCACAAATAGGAATCATAAACTGAAAATCACCATTTCCTTTTCTGGAATAATTTCTAAAATTTGGGTCTGAGTTATTTCCTTTCACGTTCATTTGCCAACTACCATCGGACCTAATTGCTGTAATAAAATAAAGTCTATCGTTAGAATTTAAAATACTATTCCCGGAAAGTGTAAACTGGTTTTGAAACTGGATACGATTTATATCCTGTAGAATGATCGATTTACGTGACATTGAAAATCGAATATGAAGTATAAAATAAAATATCGGGAAATAAAAATTATAAAAACTTTTAAACATATAAAACATAAAATTTTAGAGTTTTTTAATTTTCGTAAAATGATTTAAAACCCTATTTTAAATAATTTATAATAATTTAAAATTATTTTTCAACCGATAGACAAACCCTTAATTTAAAACTAAGGGTATGGAAAAAAAAGTAGGCCGACCTAGGGGAAATAATTACGAAAAAAATTTAGCGATACGTTTAAAATCGAATACAAACATACAACCTACAAAAGTAAACGAACACCTAATCCATTTAGCGAAATCATTTTTTAACCAAGTCAATTCTGAAAATATAGAAGGTAGAAAACCGGTATATAACCATGATCAGATAAATCAAATAAGAGACGGTGTATTACTCAGACCACCTTTTAGAATACCGGTCTCACAACTTAGAAACGCAAGTTACGGTACGAGTATAATCTCTGCAATCCATACGATCCGAATCGATGAGTTAAGTAGATACGCAAAATTAAATAAAAAAAAAGGACTTTGGTTTAGAACAGAAAACGAAGAAGACGAAATCACCGATGAAATCCAAGAAAAAATCAAAAACTGTTCAAAGTTTTTTGAAAGAATGGGGGATTTAACTGAAGGTTGGATGAATCGGGACAATTTTAGTTCCGTTTTTGAAATGATGATACGGGATACTTTAACCTTTGATAGTATCTCATTTTACTTAGTATATAACTCACTTGGTAAACTTGTAGAAATCAAATACTTAGACCCGGCTACAATTTTTCAGGTAGAAAAGGAAAAAGGGTATAAGGGTGACAGAAGTATATCTTTTGTACAAATCATAGACGATAGAGTTGTAGAAGTATTTAACGAAAATGAAATATTACTATTACATAAAAATCATATATCGGATATATCCATCCGCGGATTCGGTTTTTCTCCCTTAGAGGCTTGTATGTTGGATTTAGTGGGGGTGATTCGATCCTTAAAATTCAATCGGGATACTTTTACAAGACAACATCCACCAGGCTTTATGTCTTTAATTGGGGACGCCACGCAAGAGGTCATAGAGTCCATACAACTACAGTATAGAGAAATGATTTCCGGTATGGACGATTCCCACACTATACCGATCCTTGGAACGTCTGCAGGTGAAATAAAATGGACTCCATTAAATATTGCTAATGATATGACATTTAAAGAGCTTATGCAGTGGTGTGTTTCTTTCGTAATCATGTCACACGGTATGGATCAGTCTGAGTTAGGTTTAAGACTTACCGGTTCAGCCGCACTCGGAGAAGCCAATCAGGTAGAAAAAAGTAAGTTTTCTTTAAATAGATCCTGTATTTCTTTACTCACATACTTTGAAATGGGTTTTAATAAGATCAGACAAATTAGAGAAGACGATTTTTCGGGTATTATTTGTGAGTTTGTAGGAACGGACCCGGAAGATGAAAAAGACAAACTCAGTAAAAATAAAGACGAAGTGTCAAACTGGAAGTTAATCGATGAAATCCGAATCGAACAAGATAAACCTACAATAGCCCAAACCCTAGCCGACCTATACGGAGTCAGTGAGGAAGAGTATAAAATGGCGGGTGCTGTCATTTTAAATCCTATTTTCCAACAAAATCTACAAATGATACAGCAACCTAAACAAAATAATCAAGATCCTAATTTAGGATATTCTGAAATAGAATCAAACGAAGAGAGTTTAGAAAAAGATCCGGATTTAGTATTTTAGAGATTGAGTTTTGCTAGATTGTTACAGGCTACCCCACCCACATTTTGAAAAGAACCATAAATCCACCAAGTGTCATTATCGTGAAAAAATCCTCTTTGAATAAAAGATGAATCGTTTCCAAGACCGTTTTGTGGGTAGTAAGAAAGAAGTTGCATCGAAGAAGGATCGATACAGGCAATTGAAAGTCTTTGTTCGTTATTTAAGTTAGTGAACTGTCCTGCAAGATAGAGTTTATTATTTTTAGATGCAAAACTCATTACATTCGGTTTTATCAAACTACCACCGAACTGATTGAGATAAGGACTAATTAGTTCACCCGTATTTGCGTTTAAAGCGGCAAAACCAAAACGACCAAGACCCGAAACCAAAGTAAATATCCCTCCTATAAAAAGAGTGTTACCGATTTGGATCATATCTTTGATATATGGATTTGCACCACCGGAAATATTATTTAAAGAACCCCAACTAGGAATAACGTAACCGGAACTTGAATCCAAAGCGGCCAGTTTTGGAATTGTATAACCTCCAATCGAATTAAAATAACCACCTACAAATACTTTAGATAAGTCTTTAGACAATAAAAGTCTATTGGGGTTACCACCGATTATATAATCTTGAGGATACCAAGGTAAAACGGAAAGGTTTAAAATATCAATTGCAGCTATCCTACTTCTTGAAACCCCACTTACCGAAGTAAAAGAACCGCATAAATAGAGGGTATTTCCTTTTACACAAAAATCGAATATATTAGGTGAAACTCCTCCGATTCCTCCACTCGGATACCAAGGAAGTAGTGTTCCAGTACTCGGGTCTAAAGCGGCGATACCGTTTCTATTTACACCGTTTACGGATGTAAAACTCCCTCCTAGTAGAAGCATATTATTTACAAGAATCATGGAACTAATTCCAACAACTCCACTTTGTCCTTGAAAAAGCGGAAGTATAGCTCCCGTATTAGAATCCAACGCGGCTAATCCGTTTCTATTTACCCCTCCAATACTCGTAAAATTTCCGGCGATAAAGATCGTATTTTCGTATTTTATAATAGAATAAATTTCTCCGTTTGCACCGTTTAAAGGAAAACCTGGATCTACGATCGGTTTTATTTTCGGATATTGGAAATGAGCAATCGGTAAAAACATTTAACCCATAGCAAGCAAACAAGATGAGAATATATTACCACCCACTTTTATAAACGTGTAGAAGTCTTTTTTTAGAGCCGTAACCGTAGGAATAGGTACTGTGGAATTAGGCCAATAAAAACTACCACCCGACCAGGTGATCGTATACGAAGAACCGGTTGATTCTAAAATCACATTGATCACTTGGTTTTCCGCTAAATTAGTAATCGTGAATGTTGCGTTTCCTCCCGTAATTCTAAATAGATTGGAAATAGAGCAGTCTAACGTCTTATTTCCTGCAATAAGTAAGGTTGTATTCGGAGAAGACTGTCTTAGATACTCAATCGATTTCATACCGGGAAGACCGAGTAATGAATTTAGGTTCGTTATCCTGTAACCCGTAATCGATGAGGAATCAAAAACGAATAATTCGTTATCAAGACCTGTAGAAAGAGTTGTCCAGTTACCAGAAGAATTTTTGGTAATAAGTTGTCCTTTTTGAGAGAGTGTTTTTTCTAAAATATGACCTGGGTCGATTTCGTTTTTTTGACCCGTAAAACCTGCTTGTGGTCCTAAAAATGAGTTTTGATTTATATAGTTCGCGTTTTGGTTGAATATATTTAAAGTAGCACCTGTTAAACCAGTAATCGTAGAAAAATCAACATTACAAAGTCCTGATATTGCATATAGATGCAAAGAATTACTTCTTACGGAAAAAACGGTTTTGTTTGTTCCTTGGATGGATGAATTTTTTAAGAACACGTAAAAATTTCCAGATACTAAATCGATACAACTCTCGAGACTCGATAAATATTCCAAAATGGAATCCGTAAGACTTAAAGAATTTGTACTCGTACTATCAAAGATACGGGAAGAGAATTGGAGACGAAGCCCTATTATTTCCAAAGGTAAACCTGAAAATTTAAAACCGGAAGTGAAGTTTACTACTAAATGAGTCTCTTTTTTATATCTAGGAAGTAAAATACATTCGTTTAGGTTGGAAATATCGAAAGGAATTGTAACCGATTGGAGTGTATCATCTAACTGAATGTATTTTAAACCTTTTGTATATGTAAGACTCGTAACTAAGTTTGTCCAATTGTTAAATACGTTATAGGAAGGAGAAGTTTCACCGGGTCTAAAGATAAATACGTTTTGGAAAGGTCTTTCCGATAAATTTAGTTTACCGTCGTTTCCAAGAGTTGCCAGACCTAAACTTGCTCCTTTTTCACTTGTGTTTAATTTATTTAAAAGTGCGGATTCTAAAGAGTTAAATTCAGTGGTTCTAGAATTGGATTCTATATTGATTAAATTTTCTAAATGACTTTTCATTGAACTTTCCTTTAAAAAATCATTTTTAAAGGACTTCATTTGTGTTCTACCCGTATTCTTACCGATCGATTTGCAAAAGTATTTCCAAACGTAAAAGAAATATTCCCATTCTCATAGTAAAATGAAATCGGTGAAATCCATTTTCCTTGATTGTCTGATACAGTACCAAATACGGATATGATTTTATTCGTTAGTCCTGTAGGTAGATTACAATTTCCTAAATTATCCGTCGTAGTCTCAAAGTAAGAATTTAGAATACGAGTTCCCGAATTTAAATACCCTACTCCAAAAAAAACCGTACCCCTTTCGGAAATCATCTGGTATACGTTTAATAGTGTAGATTCTAAATATAACCTTACAGAGTTTGCGGAAGGTGCGATTGAAATTTCTGTAAAACTAGGTAAATCGGAAACGATCGTGTTTGTAGTAACTAAATTTTGGGTGGATGGGGTTCCTAAAAAATACCAGCTTTCTTTTTCTTTGGAAAATACGAGTTCATAAGAACCTGCATCTAAATCTAGTTGCCAGTCCTCTTCTAAATTTTCTATCTTTTTGGAATTTCTAAGTAAGTTGATTGGATAAGTTCCTGCTTTATTGGATATATCTAGGATTCCGATTACAATCGCGTCATTTGGATCGTTTGGTAAGATTACGTTAAAACTTCCACCTGTAACGTCACACAATACACGTTCATACTTTGAAGCGGTATAGTGTGTCTTTATGACGTTTGAGTTTTTTAAAGTTCCAAAATTATTTTTCCAACTACCGTCACCGGATAAAAACTTTTCCGTGTCGGTAATTAGAGGCGTCGGAACAAGACCTTTTTTGCCGTTAAATTGAGTTGTTGCACCTATAAAAGCTTCCTCTAAGGCAATCGTTCCCGAACTGTCCGGTAGTATATAATTTCTTTTTTGACTGGAGTTACTTTTTAAAACGTTTTTAATTCTACCTTGATCAGATAATATTTCTAGTTCACTTTCCGAATTAATTCCTACATAACCATTTGATTTATTTTTTTCGTTTTTTAATTGGTATTGTGGATGATCATCCAAACTAAGTCCGATCAGTTCGGAATGAAGACTTGTCCTTGCAGTAGTTTTTAACCACCTTCCAGGTTCTGAAGGGTTTAGGTCCTTCGGAAGAATCGTTCTTAGAATGTCTATTTCATCCGGTACTATTGCGTTTGAATCCGCGTCATATTGATAGAATGTGTTTTCAATCTCTACTAGTCTAATTTGTTTGTCTTTTCTTTGGTCGGATGGGATACTTCGAAGTTCTTCTAAATTTTGTACAGGTGTATTCCAATTTGTTAATACTTCTCTTTTTACCCATTCTAAATTTACGGCGTCATTTCCTTCCACAGGGGACCCAGTTTTAAGGTTGGTAAGCCCTGAATTATCGGGCCGTCTTACTTCGATTCCTGTGGATACTGCTTTTAGGATCGGTCCTTTTTTACCTAATAAAACCTCGGAACCGATTCCCTTTAATAGAAATTGAAATACAGGATTCAACCTAGATAAACTTCCACCAAGATTTGATTTGTATCATAGGGGGTAGCCACTCTTAAAGAATTCAGTCCACCGCTCCAGGTGATAAAACCTTGGGGTAAAACGTGGTCTTGATTAGATCCATTCGTGCGGATTACAATCGGAGCAGGGTCCCCTTTTTTTACACCAATTGCAGTGTCATCTGTTAGATAAGTGGCAAGAATCAATACGTACTTAAAAGTAATCCCGGAAGGAATCGGGATTTGAACTAAGTTATCAGTTTGGCGGATTGCTTTTGTAAGTTTTTGGGGTTGTTGTACTTGAAACTCTATTTCAAAGTCTTCCACTTCCCTTTCAATCGATATTCCGTTTCTTTGAAATAGTTGAAAAAAGATTCTATGAATTTCCATAGAATTCAATTTAACGAATTTCTAAAATATCGGTTTTAACTATTTCGTTCTGACAAGCATTCCGTTTCCGGAAGTCAAAGAAACCATTTTAGAAATGGAACTTACTAAAGGTGTAACTAGTTCACATAACATAGTGATACCGTCCCCGATCGTATTGATTGATCCGGATACGACCGGTATCAGTTTTGATTCTATAGCCGATACGGAACGGGTAAGTCCAAGCATTATGTTTTTATTTTCCTTAAATAGATCGATCATAGCGGTATTGAGTTTGTAACCTATTTCGGCTGCTTCTGCTCCTATATCGGTTGCAAACGTTTCTTTTTTTCTATTCTCTAGTTCTAAACCTTTATTGTATCCTGCATGGACCGAACTCCGATCCTTACCAAAACCTTCGTATCCGAATTTTAAGGAACTCATTTCACTAAAACTTCCCCCTTCCATTTTATGAATCAGTCCTCTTGTATTCGGATCAAGTCCAGATAAAGCAAGAGACATGTATTTACCTGGATTTAGTTCTGAATCTCGAATTGACTTTAGAAGATCCCCTCCGTTTGCTTTGAGTGCTTCAGTTAATGAAAGTGTACCGAATATTCCACCTCCAAAAGCTCCACTTCTACCTTTTGAGGAAAGTTCTTCGGCTAAACTCATTCTACGAGTTGGGTCCATATTGATGGAGTCCGTTCTTTTCAATCCTGCTGAAAATCTTGAATAATCGGAAATATCTCCCGAAAATCCTTTATTTCGTAAGTTCTCTGCTAAAGATGCAAGTTTTGTAATATATTCGGATTGCCTAAGACCGTTAAATCCCGAAGCTTTTGCACCACCCCTTAAATATCCTAAATCCGCATTTTTAGAATCCTTACGGATCGTCTCAAGTTCTTTTACCACTTCCCCGATTCCTTTTCCTTGAGAAGCCGCATATTGTAGTATATTAGATTCTATTAAATTTCCTTTTTTAAATACATCTTCTCCAGTTACTCTACCCTTTAAAACGTTTGCTTGTGCAAGTTCGGAATTGGAAAAGTAACCTCCTCCACCTCCTACATACCCGCCTGTAGCACCAATCGTTTGACTCTGTGACTGCATTGCGTTATGATACTGTTCACCGATTGCAGAAACCGTTTTTAATACTCCACCTACAACCGCAAACGCGGCACCGATATAGGGTAAAGCTGCACTCAGTTTAGAATAGGTGTCCCCTTTTACTTCTCCTCCACCTGACGATTCATTTCCTCCCCCACCTGGAAAGTTTCCAGTTTGAATCGTAGCGTTTTGAATTTTTATTTCTGATTTTTGGATTTGAAATTGTTTGACTGAATCTTTTTTGAATAGAGAGTCCGAATCTTCACTCTCTTCGTTTTCTTTCTTTTTCTTTTTTTTATTCAGTAAATCTTTTGCGGCTGAAATCTTTTTATCTAACGTATTATAAAAACCACCGTGTCCTGTTTCATCTAAATCCGATCCGTCCGCACCTATCTTAGTTGCGTATGCACTTCCTCCAGTGTATTTGGAGGCGGGTTCAAACTTATATTTTTTCTTATTCTTTTTGGTTTTTTTAGATTCACCTTCGTTTTTGTCGTCTTCATCTTTTCCAAACTTACCGAAAAATGAGAATATCTTTTTTGCTTTTTTGGAAACCCGTGTAAATTCCTTATCGATGTCCTTAAAATCAGGTTTTGCATGTACTGTGATTTCTAATGATTCAGAACTCAAAATTCCAACTCTTTATTAATATTTTCTAATATCTCATTTCTTTTTAGTTCCCCTTGTTTTCTAAGCATTTCTTTTGTATACCCGCCCTCTTCTTCCAGGATACGCGAAAGATTCGGGCTTATACTCCCGAGGAATTCTTCCGGTTTCATTTTCTCCACTTGTTTTTTTTGAGATTTTAGTCTTATCTTGTACATCAGAGTCGGCACATCCATCCTGGACATCGCTTCTAGAATGAATTGTTTCTGTGGAGTGAATAGATTCCCTAGATGAGTCACTCCTTTCGGTAGAATGTGAAACTCTTTCATCAAAAATAGGTCGAGTAGATTCTTTTCTTCGGATAGAGATTCTATCGTCTCTATTTTTTTTTAACTCTCTTAGAAAGGAGTCCTCTTTTTTTTTGTATTCTCTAAAGAGTTTTAGTACAAACTCTTTGTCCCGTATTTCTTCGAAAGAACGTAGTTCTTGTGGAAATTCTTCCGGTATTTTTTTTACTACGTGATTGAGTGTAGTAATCGCAAATATATAACCATAGGTAGAATTTGGTATCGATTCAAGAGATGCTCCATTTAACCTTTTAGCTACGGCTATGTCTATATCCAGTTCCGTACTCGGATCGGCTACGTCAGCTTCAAAAGTGTAACTTTCACCCTCGTATTTTACGTTTAAAAGAATTCTACTATTCGGTTCTAGTATTCTCATATATAAGAATAATCTAATAAATTTTAATATCGGAAGTTCAATTATTTTAAACTAAACAAAAGATAGGGACCGTTATTTAAATTATTTGGGATTTAAAAAGTTAGAGAAATTATAACTTTTGTCGTTGACATATCAACGACGACGACGATAATGATATTATATCACCCCTATGGTAACGCGTAGGGCGCAGGGCTATCTCGTAAGAGGTAGCCCTTGCTTTATTATGACTCCTAAGCGAACCTTTGTCTACATCGACGGATTTAACTTTTACTACGGTAAAGTAAAAGGTACAAAATTTAAATGGGTAGACTTTGGAAAACTTTGCACTTTTCTACTTCCTAAAGAAAAAAATAACATTATAAAAATTAAATATTATACTGCTATGGTAAAACCTAGACAAAGCGATCCTAAACAGTTAGAACGCCAACAAGTCTATATTAGAGCATTAAAAACAATTCCAAATTTCGATATTTATTTCGGTCATTTTTTATCTCATCCGATCAAAATGATGCGTTCCGATGGAAAAGGTTTTGTAGAAGTTATAAAAACGGAAGAGAAAGGATCGGACGTAAACTTAGCCTCACACATGATTTTTGATGGTTGTAAAAATGAATATGATACCGCTGTAATTATTTCAGGTGATTCAGATCTTTTAGAACCGGTTAGGATTATAAGAAACGATTTAAAAAAGTCTGTTGGTTATTTAAATCCGCAAAATAATCCTAGTAAAGTTCTTTTACTAAACTGTGATTTTATGAAATCCATTCGATTTAATACTGTTATAAACTCACAGTTCCCAGACACGGTTATAGACAAGGATGGAAACCAAATTACCAAACCACTTGAATGGAATTAATATTCCATATTTTTAATTAAATGCCTCCATAGGTTCCCAGTCCACGAGTTCAAATTCGATTTCTCTCCCACTCATTTCGTTATTTAATATACTAAACCCTTCCGTATTGACTCCACCTGTAAGCATACCTACCCTTTTACCGCTTCTTTTTTCGATGATCAGTATGTCATAAAGATCGTCCGCATGATCGTCGTTATACGTATCTATCTTGACTACACCTTCTAAAGGGATCGTTAAGATATGGAATTCACCTGTGGCAGTTCCCTGCCAGTCGAGAGATTTTAATCCTTTTGGTTTCCTTGATCCTAGGGCTTGTATCCTACCTTGGTTGTTATTAATACTGACTCGAATCGATTTCATAAAACCGACAGTTAGACCGTTAATTTTAACGATTGCGTCATTCCCGGTTAAAACTTTAGGGTTTGGTCTTGAACTTTTAGCCATATTCTAAACCTCACTCTTCGCGCCGCGTACGACGTCTAAGTTGAGCAAAAAAAACATATAATTGATCGGAGTTACAATTTTACCGTCTGGGAATATAAAATAGATTACGTCACCGTCTCGACGGATTTCAAAGTTTTCATCAAACGCGTCTTCACCCGTGTAAATATTGCGAGTCAACCATCCGTATTGCCTGATATATACATTACGAATTCTTTGTATTACAGCTGTACGTAAATCCGCATCCGTAAGACTTGTTCCAAGAGCTTCCGGGTCTGTGGGAACTTCCCCCGTAAAGGTTACGTTTAACCATTCTCTTAAATCCTTAACCAAAGCCAAAGCGGTGCATACGGTGGAAGCCTGGTTTCTTATTAAATTTTGAGACTGATACGTTGTGAGTCCAAACTCTATCTTAAAAGGACCTGCATTCGGTTTTTTTGTGATTACAAGTCCACCCGCACGTAATACTTTTTTAATCTGCGTTTTGGTTAAAATTTCGGGTGCGTCTACTATATTCAAATCCTTGAATGTGGCTGTTTCTCTTACGTTTGAAGAAGCTTTGATTGCGTTGTGTAAGGCCGCGATCATCCAACCTGGATAGGTTTTTAAATTGATTCGGTCGGCTTTGTATCTGGTTAGAGGTGAGAAGCCGACTACCATATATTCAGAGTTTGTTGACTTTATATCCTCTATTCTTTCATCGATCGACTTTTCAAGATCAAGTCCCGCACCTCCGAACCTTTCATCCGACCCTTCAGCGGAATTTCCGTTTGCGAGTTTATCGGCTAAATAAAGTCTTACCGGTTCGAGGGATGTGCATACGTTGACATAAAATCCTTTAACTGCTTCCGTATCAAATACGGTATCAATCGCATCCAAATAACTTTTAGTGGTAGTGGCTCCTGTAACTCCACCCGATAGATACACAAAACCGGAAAGATCAGAAAGTGGTTTTTTCTCTTGGGATATAATTTCTAAAAGTCCACTTGAGTTAAAAAATGCCTCCTGTCTAAAGAGTAAGGACTTTAAAATTTGAGGTGACGATTTTACGTCTAAATTTTCTGTTAAGAGTATATGATCGAGTGTGTTACTTTTTCGATCGGGTTGGGAAAGTAATAGTGCCGTATATCCGACTTGACTGGATATATAGGATACTAACTCAGAAAGAGTGCTATAACTTTTAATATCAATTACTAAGTCCTTACTTAAGTCCGTCGAGGCCGTGCCAGATAATGTCACTTTTAAGGTAATACCATCAAAACTTAATATAGCGTTTGATGCGTTTCCTATATATTGGATTCTAAGATCGTTTGCTTCTAGAGTTTGAGAGGTTAATATATTTTCGTTGTCCGCGACTTGTAGTATGGTTCCGTTATTTGAGACCCTAAACCGTAACTGATTTCCTTTAGGCCCTGGAGTTATCGCTTTTACCGTATTTGTTATTCCTAATGTAGTTGTAGGAACTAAAGCGCTTGCAGACAAGTTTTGTGAGACGTTTAGTGCTTTGATCGTTTGTGGGCCGTTTGCAAATCTTGAGTCTTTAGAGGGTGAAAAAGCACAAACTACCGCATCGGCTAAATCTCCCGATCCTAGAATTTGTCTTGCTTCGTCTGGTCCTCCAAACTCTAAAACTCTTTTTGTAAGTGGTAGTGTTAGATCGTTTGTATAGGGTCCGTTGTCACTTGGCCCTACAAGTATTAGAGTATTAAAATCAGGTGATATTCCCGCACTTTGTGGTTTGGTTCTAAATGCTCCACGAGCACCCGGCTGTATGTATCCACGTCCTAAAAATTCTACTTCACGCGTTCCCACTTACGGCCTCCCAAACCGCTTCTAAAGAAGGGTTTGAGATTGCCTTTAGTTCTCTTTTAAAATACTCCCGAAAACGTGGAGAGATAATTTTTCCTAATTCTTTTTCTTTTCTGGAAAGAAATTCATCTGGAGTTTCCTTTTTATTTGAGTTGTTTTTAGATTCCTTGTCCTTACCTTTACTTTGTTCTGGCTCCATGTATTATATAACCTATTTTAAGGACTTAAGTTTTTAAACTGACTTCTACTCTTTGACAAATATAGGTCGAATTCTTTGGTATCGGGAAAAAGGAATTTAGGTTTTGTCCTAAAGATCGATTTAGTTTGTACGATTTTTACTTTGATTTCAAAACCCCAAAATGGTTCAGCAAAATCGTTTGTTGTTAAGTTAGCTTCTGTGTCTTCGGGTAAAAATACGGTTACACCCGGATACAAAACGGGTAAGTCGTTTGCCATGAGTAGAGTTAAGGCTAAAGAAGAGTCGTATATAAACTTATTTGAATTTCTACCGCTTGCACCCGATGAAAATCCGGTGATAATTACATCCGATTCACAGTTAAACTGAAATTGTTGAAAGTATTGGTTACGTGAAAATTCGTCTAAAAATGATTTTGTAGGTATTCTTCTGGATTCTGGAGTTTGTGAAATTTCGGTAAGGTAGTTTATAAACTGTTCTGAGTTTCTAAAATGGTGTTCATTGAGTCCTAAAACTTGAGTGTGCCTTTCTATTGGACATTCGATTCCAATTTTTGGAAATTTAGTGTTTGGTCCTTTATTTGAAATTCCTTCCTGGTATAATGGATGACCGTGAATTACTGGTACGTTTAAATTTCTTTCTTCTAGTCCGGTTAAAGAAATAAAATTCCTAAAATAATCTACGACAACGTCTTCCGGTGGTGCGGGGTAAGTAATAAAGATGGCTCCTTTATCTTGGCCGTCTTGTCTTCTGACTTCTTCTTCCTTTAAACTGTAATCCATTTAAAGAAAAGTTTATTATATTTTTATTTTATCGGTTTTTAAAATTTGGAATAGGATGTAGGTTTTTAGAAGAAAGAAAGTTATATCACTCCATAGTCTTTTAATTCTTGTTCTCTAAATCCGGTAACATTTAATACATATTCTAAACTAGCACCTTCTTTGAACAAATTTGTGGAAATTTCAATCTTAGCTTCGAAATAACCTTTAACGTAATCTTCGATATACAGTAAATTATACCCTTTTTTTTCTAGTTCTTGAACTTTAACTTCCAATTCTTCGGATTGAATCATAAAAGACCGTGGTCTTTTAACTCTTGCTCGGTAAGTCCGGTTACACTTAAAACAAATTCTAAACTGACACCTTTCAATAGCATATTTTCGGCAATTTCAATTTTAGTTTCAACTTTACCTTCGATTTTACCCTCGATTTTACCTTCGATTTTACCCTTTTGTATTAACTTTTCGGCTGTTGTCAT